TCAAGTACTTTATTTTAACGGGGGCTTTAGTTCTTATTTGGTGATATTATTAAATAGTTATAATAGTGGAACATCTTTGTTATCAGCACGTTGCGAGAGTTTAAGAAGAGAGGAGTTGTGTTACTAACTTCTAATACTCTTACTACTCGGTGTATATTACTCTGTGTGTACATTGCGTTCTCTCGGATACTATTGCGTTCTTCCTGTCAAGAGTTTTTTCACAGTCCAGATAATATTCCTGTAGGCGTGGTCCTGTCAAGAGAATATTTACTCCTGTTGGTTTCCCAGTGGGAAAATGAGCGCTACGTGGTTTGGAATTGCGCGACTACTCTTTTACGAAGAGACCAGCGGAGACTTGCTGAGCAGCACGGAGATTGAGAACCGCTTGCTTGAAGTACGATTCTTTCAACTCAAATCCGATGAAGCGTCGATTTAGTTTTACCGCTACGTGGCCCTCGCTGCCAATGCCGGCGAACGGTGAGAGTACTAAATCGTTTGGATTGGTCCACAACTCCAGCGCGCGTTGAATTACTTGCAGTTGCAGCGGGCAGATGTGCCGCTCGTCCTCGTGTTCGCGTGCGGATTCTTTCTGCAACGTGTCGCTTGGATTTATGTCCATCCACACCGGCGAAGCATAGCGCTGCCAAACTTGCACAGGGAATGTTTCGTTGGTGTGCGTCACGCGTTCGGGATTGTCGCCGCGCTTGCGCATGGTCACAAGATAATCCGGTATACCTTGCCGCGACATGCAGGAATCTTTCTTGAGTTGCTTGTGCAGGAGCCCGAGCGCTTTTGTGCGTTGCATCGCTGTAACTGGATCTTTCCAGATGCACACTTCGCTGTGGTAAACGAATCCTGCCTCTTGAAAAATGCGGATCATGTCGCCGCGAAAGTCCGATATACCAATGATGCCGTCGCGTTCCTTGGATGTCGGCAAATTCATGCAATGGAAACTGAGCAGCCGACCGGGCATCAACACGCGGTGCAGCTCGATCGTGATAAATCGGAAGTGATGATAGAAGTCAGCGTGCGTGCGACAGTTCCCCATGTCGCGCTCGCTCGAAGAGTACGTGTACAGCGAAGCGAACGGCGGCGAGAAGATCGAATAGTGCAGGCTGTCCGTCTCAATCTCTTTGATGAGGTCTACGCAATCGCCTAGCTTCATTTCCCAGTTGTCTGCTTTTTCCGTTCGTGTTTTGTATGCGACCTTCTGCCGCAAGTTCTCGCCGTGAATCTGTTTTTGGTTTAGCTCTTGCATGTGATTCACCATTTCTTCGGCCATGCGCGCGGCGTCCTTTTCTTTTCGTTTGATGTTCTCGGTGACTGCTCCCTCGTTCGCGCTGGTTACGATGTAGCAGTGCACTGGTTTGGTTTGTCCGAATCGCCAGCAACGGCGCACCGCTTGATAGAATTGCTCGTAGGAATCGCTGAGACCGAAAAAAACAACATTCGGGCAGTGTTGCCAATTCATCCCGAATCCGCAGATGGATGGCTTGCTGACAAGCACGCGAATCACGCCCTCGGAGAATCCGAGCATGCGAGACTCTTTGTCCTCGCGGTCGTCGGACCCGCGAATATCGACGGCATTCTTTATCATCGCAACTGCCGCGTCGCTCTCCGCATTCAGGTTGCACCAGATGAGCCACGGCTCTTTTTTCTTGGAGCCCACGATGCGCGCGACTTCTGCAGCTCGTTCCTCGATACTGCCTGATCGCGCCTGCCGTCTCTCTTGGAGAGTTGACGCGGGCATGGCAAACAGCATTCCTTCCGTTGGCTTGTGAACGTCCACTGTCACATCATGGAAGTTTAGATCGGGTAAAATGAATTGCTCGTCGGGATAACCCAAGTCGCTCGGCTTGCGCATCATCACGGCCCACGAACAAATCCAGCGCCAGAAGTCGCGTTCAGCGTGTCGCTTCAATCTCCATTTGGAAGTCTCTCCGCCGTCGTGGACGAAGAATGTCGAGAGCATCTCGGTGCGCGACAATGCTCCTAGAAACTCCGAATGGTTCCCCAACTCCATGTAATCGTTTGGTGCCGGCGTTGCGGTGCACGCGAGTCGGTACGGAGTTTTGTTGAATGTGTCGATGATCTGATTGCGGAACACTCCCTCAAAGGATTTTAGTATGCTGGATTCGTCCAGCACGATTCCCTGATAGTCCGTTGCTGAGAAGTGTGACAGCATTTCGTAATTCGTGACGGTGATTTGAGCGGAACAAGTTTCGCGCGCGTAGGTTGCGGCGATGTCAAACTTGTTGGCTTCTCGGATAGTTTGCTGTGCGACCGCGAGCGGGGCGAGGATGAGCACGCGACCTGGCACATGCTTTGCCCATTCTAGTTGCATCGGAGTCTTGCCAAGCCCGCAATCGCAAAACAGCGCAGCGCGGCCTTTCTTGAGAGCCCATCGCACAATGTCTCGTTGAAAGTCGAACAGTTTAGGGTTGAGCTGGTCGGCGGGTATGTCTATACCGCACTCTTCTAATTTTATTTGCTTCAGTTCTAGGAAGCGCTCGTAAGCAGACTTCATGCTCGCTCACGACACTGGTAGCACACCGCGTGTTTGTGGATGACGAAGTCGGCTTGCTTATCGCAGAACTCGCAGAGCAGCACAGCGCTTTTGCGCGGGTCCGCCGTCATCGCCTCGCGCGGCATGGGTTGCTTGCAGGTGGGGCAGATTTTAGGTTCCGCTTGCATACTGTCCTCTCGTCGTCACAATTCCGCGTGAGAGCAACTCTGTTTTTATTTTGCGCAACGCCGCTTGCTCGATTTGATGTACGCGCATCGGCGTGACGCCAATCTCGTCCGCTATTTCCTTCAACGACTCGGCGACGTAACGGTCAATCGGCACTTGACGCTTTGGTCTCGGCATAAGGGCATTCACACTCAATCGACATGAGCAGCGCATCGTACCAGTCTGCTTCCTGATCGGCCCGCCTGCGGCCTTCAGGAATAATCCAACCGTTCGGGTCCAACGTCCAACCGCGACGGCCCATCTCTGCAAAGAATTTTTCTCTATTGATTTTATGCTTGTGCGCTTCCATTTTTCCGACCGAGCGTCCCGATAGCGCGATTAGGAATTACCTCAACGACCTTGCCGCCCTTTCCAAAGCGAACCCACTCGCTCATAACCGCTTGCCAGACCCACTCGCATCGGCAGAAGTCGCAGCGGTAATGCTCCGCTGAACATTTCGCGCAGGCGACATACCACAATCCGCGTCCGCACTTTGGGCAATCTGCACCGAGAACGGCCTGCGCGACGCTCATCGGTACACTTCCGCAATTCGTTGGATCGCTTCTCCGATAGCAACTGCCGCTGCAAGTCGAGCCGGTGATTCCTGCCGCACATCAGAGAGCATGTGTTGCGCGAGCACGTCGATGGTCTGCATTTCTTGCTTCAAGTTCTCGGAGATGCGCTCTAAGTTCTTGGCGCGGTCCCGCACTTGCCTCAACTCAGCATCGCTCATGCGCTTCCCTCAGAAGATTCTCACGGACCCAATCCGCTATTGATCGCTTCGCTCGCTTCGCCGCCTTGCGAATCGCTTCCAATTCCTGCGGGTACATGCGTACATTGAGGACGGCGGTTTGGCGAGGTACTTCGCTCCTTAGTTTCATGGACGCAGAGCGTACCAGATGTCACACGCACACGCAATACAAATAATCCTTGACATCCATATTTGTATTACGCAATACTGGACCCATGCGAATCGTCACCAAGCGCACCGAGAACCCCACGCCAGTACGCAGTTGGGACTTCTGCGCGTACGATGCCGATACGCTAGACCTAGGATCGCTACAAGGTCTAGGCGCAACTCCAGAAGAAGCATTCCAAGATTTCGTAGACCGCTACGAAGAGAAGTATAGGATTCGACTTGAGGAGAAATTTTGAACATGCTAGAGCCTAAAGTTTTGGCGATTATTAAAGGCGTCGGCTTTGGAGTGCGCGATACTTCTCACGCGATGCTTTGGTTTACCGCGTATGAATCAGAAACCTCCGCATCCCTTCAATGCATACCGGCTGAACAAGCTGTTGAATTGCTGGAAAAACATGGCATCGCCAACGTAACAGACCTTGAAGGTAAGCCGTGTTGGCTTCAAAGAGATAACGGCTTAATCAAATTCATAGACTTCGTGAGGATATGAATATGAGCGAACGTGATCCATTTCTCGTGAGCATGGAAGAACGCTGCCAAGTGAACGACCCGCTAGACATGGACGAACCCGACGCCGACGAACCGACGCAAGCGCAACGCCTCGCATATCCAAAGTGCACATTACTAACAAGTGAGGACCGACTCCAACAGTTGCTTGCCAGCGCGTACGCGCAATATTTGATTCACACGGAGATATTAAGATGAGCTATCTAAAATGCCCGACGTGTGGGCAGAGTCCCGCCCAAGACACCGCAAGATATTGCTACAAAGACGGTACCGCTCTAATTTCAAAGAAAGCAACTTGCGATTGCGGGAATGATGTAAATCTCGTGTACGACAAGTTTTGTGAGATTTGTGGCAAATCGACAGAAAGCGCAAAAGTTGCCGAGTCCTGACGATTTTCGGAGGCTGGACGAGCGACTCCAACGCTTCTTTGCGAAGCACGGCGAGCTGTGTGACTGGCTGCTGATCTGCGCGCTGTGCGCCGTCATCGCGGGGCTCGCAGGATACCTGACAGGCAAACCGTGATTACCTGCTACCAATGCGAGGGGACGGGGATCAATCGACACAGCGGCCATCTCTGCCCGCACTGCGAAGGCAGTGGCTACATGAATTGGTTCTTTCCACTGGTCGTCGCGGTCGGTGCGCTGACCTGTTCGGCTATTGTTTTGTACGGAGTGGAGTTGGTCGCACGATGGGCAAGGACGCTGTGAAGCGACGGCGGATGAGCGAGGCGCAGATGTGGCTAGAGGACTATATGCAGGAACGCTACCCATACGCGAAAGTTTCCTGTGAACATCAATTTTGCCGTAGAAAATGGCGCTTCGACGTAGCAGTGGAAGAGGACCATTATCAAATTCACAGGCAGTGGGGCTTTGAGATTGAGGGAGGTCTCTACGTTAGCGGCGCGCACGTTCGCGGACAACACTACGAAAGCGACATGGAGAAATACAACACGGCTGCTGCTCTCGGTTGGCTCGTTTTCCGCTGGACACCAAAGCAAGTGTTGAACGGGACCGCAAAAGAATTTATCGAGCGATACCTGTGAGTGACGACAGTAAACTTTTAGCGGAGATGGTCACGCGAGGCTGGTCGCTACTGCTCGCGGTGGGTACGACGGTTTTTATTTCGGTGCTGGCATGGCGCAAGAGGAGACGATGAAACTCACGGAGAAAATCTGGGCGATTCAATGCATGACGCGTAAGGTGCGGAAGAAAGGCGTTAACCCCGAACAGGGATGGGAATACCTGCGCATCGAGGATGCCGTGGGCAATGCAAAAAAGTTGATGAACCGCTACAAACTCATCCTCACTCCCGAACTGGTAGACATGAAGCGCACGGCCAACGAAAAGGGCAGCGGCTACGTCATCGACTTAACGATGGTGTGGACGCTCGAAGACATCGAATCCGAGGAGAAAATCACCTACCGAATCCCAGGATCAGGATGGGACTACAACGATAAAGGTGTATTCAAAGCGATGACCGGCTCGCGCAAGTATGCCATCGTCCTAATATTTAATCTCGCCGTCGGCAACGACGTAGAAGAACGCGGCTCCATCGCCCGCGACAACGCGAAAGATAGACAACACGAAATTGCGGAACACAAGATCGCCAACGGCGAAGCAGGCCGGGGAGTTGACGCGGACACGCCAGCGCTGTACTACGAATGGAGCGACGCATCTCTGCGAGCGTTTATTTCCGGTGACGCTTCGTTGATGAAACTCAACGCTGATCTACTCAAGCCGCTAAAGCTAGGTCGGGATGTCGTGGCGAATCGGGCGCAGTTAGACGAGTTGAAGCTAAAATTGGAAGGGCGCGGAGTTCTGTTTAAGAGACTGGCAGCATGAAAGCAGACCGACAAGCAACGCAAGCGCGGAAGTTTAAGGACCCGGATTCGTACATCACGCCCGACAAACGCGAAATCCTCCACGGCATGGACTGGGAGGATCGCAAGTTTGAACTGTGGCAGAGAGCGCGAGGCCAGTGCGAGTACGTGATACACCGCGACGGCTACGACACGCGATGCTTGCGTGAAGGACACGACCCGCACCACAAAGTTTTACGCTCGATCCTGCGGGATGATCGACTCGCAGCGATTGAACTTTTATGCAGACACCATCACACCGTCGTGGACCGCGAGCAGCGGCAACGGAAGCGCGATGCGAAAAAAGCCCGTCAAGAAGTTTCAGGATTCTAACCCGTGCTATCGATGCGGGAAGCCGCGATGGTGGCATCTCAAGAATGTTTTTGAGCGGAACGATGACGGACACGTGTTCACCACCAAACTGGACGCTGCGTTGGAGCAAGGGAGGAAGCGCAAATAACACATATGTGCTACAAGAAGCCCGTGACCGCGCGCGACACCAGCCAGGGGGAGAACTTGTAACCCCGTGTGCTTGAAGTGAGCGTGAGTGGCTATCGCCCATTGGCAGCTTTTAGTGTGGAGAAGAAAGAGTGAGCGACGAATCGGCAGTGAACAGGGAACTTGAGCGAGAACTTGCGGAGCCATTCGGAGAATACTGGCGCGATGCGCGTCACGGGATTCTAGATTCAATCGCCTGCAATCTTCACAACAAGGGCTACTCCATCCAAGGGAACACTGAGGAAAGCGATTGCCGCTGGCTAGCGCGAGCAATGTATTGCGATCATCCGACCAGGTTCGCGCATGAACCGCGTGACTTTGATCGACTAAATGAGAATGAGCAAGCCGACTGGGTACGAATTGCAGAAATTGCTGTCAAATGCCTTCCCTCGTTGATGAGTCGCATTGCGCATCGTGTGATTCTGATGAGTCAAGCACTGCGCACGATGGAGCGAGCGATGCGAGAAGAAAAGAAAAAGGCAGCATCATGAAGATTTACGTAGCGACGAGTTGGCGTAACGAGTTTCAGCCAGACGTGATTAAGGAGTTGCGCAGCGACGGGCACGACGTATACGACTTTCGCGGCGAGGAAGGATTCTCCTGGCGTGAAGTGGATGACAATTGGCTGAACTGGACGCCACAACAGTACCTCAGGGGCCTCGATCATCCGTGCGCAGAGCGTGGATTCAAGCGCGACATGAAGGCGCTTGATTGGTGCGAGGCTTGCGTCTACGTGATGCCGTGCGGACCTTCGGCTTCGATGGAAATGGGTTACGCGCGAGGGCAAGGCAAACTCGTCGTCGCCTACATTCCCGCCCTGCGAGAGCCGGACCTCATGGTCAAGATGGCGCACTTCATCACAACGGACCTTGAACGAGTGAAAGCCTATTTGATGAACGAACACGTCAAAGCAGCGGTGCAATCTTGACCGCCCAGCCCGCCTACGACTCCCTGCTGCGCCAGACTGGACGCATACATTTTTACGTTGTGTTCTGTAACGGCAGACGTGGCGAATGCCGTTCTCGTTTGTTCGACGACACGATAGCTGGACCGCTCGTATATCAAACCAGAAAAGCAGCTAACGATGCGGCGAGTAAAGCGCGGATGCTGTACGGATGGTCGAAAATAGTGCGTTGCGAGGTGGAGGAGCCATGACCTCCCTGCTGCGCCAGAATCAGGCGCTACGAGAGGCGCTGCAACTGCTAGTCGATGAGTTGACGGACTATGCGAACAAGCACGGGCTTGGCCCAGCACGTTTGCTGTACGCGCTAAGCCGGGGAGCCACGATACTTCGCGAGAACGCCGCGCTGGCCCAGCCGCCCGAGTCCGCCGAGGTCGTGGCGCCTGCTGAAAGCACAAAGTGAAGATTTTATCTCCAATGCGTGCAACGTCCAATTGCGAGCACCGGCGAAATGTCGCGGCGAAAGGTCGCATAAACATTGAGCGAAGTGTGTGTCAAGTCGTGGCGATTGCAGTCGTAAACCTTTTGCTTGCGTTGGCTTTCGCCCTGTGTTAGCGAGTTCGTCAAAGTGCGTTTGGTATAATAGGGGCACGCTCAAAGGAGAGCGGACTATGACAAACAACGAAGCGCGGATGCTAGTCAGCGGAGATACCGTGGAATGGATCGAAGGGGCCAATGGGTGTTCGGCGGTGGTCGGTAAGGTTAGGTTCGACGCTAAGAATTACTCGCACTACGTGGACTGGCCCGATGGACAGCGCACTTGGATGCACGATGGTCCCGCGTTGAAATGCATGCGCGTGGTGAGTAAGGCCAAGACTGTAAATGGATTCCCGCGATGAAGTTGGAGCGTGCCGCGCCACAGCAGCACCAGGAGAGCGAGGGGCAATGAGCAAGCCGACGAAATGGAAATATACCGATATGGCGCGTCGATTCGCACGAGGTCACTTACCAGCTACTGCTTGGACTGATAAGGACATCAAGGCCCTAGCTGATCTTCTTGGCATCGTGCGGATGCGGTCTTATGGCGATGGCTTCAACGAAGGGTATGCTGCTGGTCACGAAGATCAAATGAAAATGCGCGTGCAAGACGCGATGGAGCGCCAGCCATGACGCCCCCGAACGACGCGCTGCGCCAGCTAGCCGACCAGGTTGCTGATGAAATTTGGCATTGCGCTGACGGCGCTCCAGGAACTACTTACGCTGAAGTTTGGAAGCAACGGTCACGAGAGATTATTGGGCGAGTGCTCGCCGCCCGCCAGCCAGCGCCAGAGCCGCCCCGGGCCACGCTGACAACCTTCACGCCGATGGACGACGGCAATTGGCATTACGACTACCAGCGCGACATCGCTGTAATCGAAGGAAGAACGTACGTCCGCGCGACCGAGCCTACGGTGACGGTGGGTGCGCCCGCGCCGTTCAAGTGCAAGGCGCGCTCTGCGAATATGGGCGCTAATGACCCGCAAGATTGCGACTGGCCCGTCTGTGGATGCGACCCGTACGCAGACAAAGTGATCGAAGCGCTTAGCGAGAGTGGAAAGTTTCTCGGTGCGATAAAGGAATCCGTTGCGGCGCGCACCCCCGCCGACCTCGACCGGCAGGCGAAAAAATGATTCAAGCCCAACTAAAACTAAAACTTACGAAAGCCCAAGAAGCTAAGTTGGAGGGCTCAACAAGCGAGCTTCGGGCTGGTACCTACGAGCAGACGGTTCTACAAACGGGCGGTGTCCCAGAGCGGGAGGGCGACGCGTCACGCTGAGTTGTGCTAGCATGCCCGCCACGAAAGGGGAACGCACATGACTTTTTTGTCGAAACTTGGGTCCTTCCTCGCACGGGGAATCGCGATTCTCACGGGACTGGAACCGCTGATTGCTCCGCTGTTCGGGTCGCACGCGCAGCAAGCGGCGGGTATCGCTACGACCATCGCAAACGATTTGACCTCCATCGGGCAAGTTGTTGTCTCCGCCGAGGCCGTCTTCCAGACTCCGGGGAGTGGGGCGCAAAAGCTCGCAGCCGCTGCTCCGCTGGTGACGAACATCGTCAAGACGAGCCAACTGGTCTCTGGGCACAAGATCGCCAACCAATCACTGTTTATCCAGGGCTGCACGAACATCACGAACGGTGTAGCACAAGTGCTCAACTCGCTTAGCGGGGACAACGTGAACTCGTCTGGGCAGCCGCTACCGCCCGTGCCGCCCGCACAGACCTCACCTGTTCCGGCTAGCCTGTCTATCCCTCCCAAGGCGACTTCGTAGCCCTGAGAGGCTAGGGCTTGCAGCAATCGAGGTTCCTTGCGCGTCCCTCAGGACAAAGCAGGGCACGGGGAGCAGGTAGGCGGGGATACCGACTTGCTCCCCTGAATTTTGGGGATTGACTTGTGATAAACGGTTTAGAAGCAGTTGCGGATGCGATTATGAAGTTCGAGGGATGGGCACTTGGTTCCCGGTCCTACATCAACCGCAATCCAGGGAACCTGCGCCTGCCGGGGAGGGAAGCCGATGACCGTGGGTACACCATATTCCCAGACCTCCCAACCGGATACGCCGCCCTTTTGCGTGAATTGCAGAGTAAATTTAGCGGCAACAACGCGCACGGCATCGGTCCATCTTCAACTGTGCTGGACCTGTTTAATGTCTACGCTCCCCCGAGCGACAACAACCCAACCAATGCCTACGCACAATTCGTTGCTCGTTGGGCTAGTGACGCGCTCGGGAAACCTCTTACAGTGGATTCCAAGTTAAGCGAGATTTGGTCCGCTTAGTGCCACAGCACCCAGTGCCACGGCGCGAGCGAGAAGAACGCGATCACCAGCACCAAAAACACAATCAGGTAGGCGATCTGCACCAACTCTCCGCTGATTCCTGAAATACGGATCAGGTAGCGCAATCCCAAAATGACAATTGCGGCGACAATCAGAAACACGATGAACGATACGAGGAAGCCGACTAAGGTTCCGGGCATGAGGATTCACCTCTGCAAAGTTTGATGCGCGAAACGTTCTAAGGTACTGAAAGGATGGGGACCGCTAAAAATGTTGAAGCTAATCGTCGGAATATCTTCTCTGCTTTTGTTCGCTCTTCCGCAAGCCAAAGAACCTAAGCCGTCAATGGTTACGCCGAAGATCACGCACCACGATGAGGTGAGCACGCAGCACTACGACCGCGTAGAGGTCTCTTGCCCGGAGGGATACGAGGGGCACTTTGTTGATTTCGGAATTGGATTTGATGGAGAAGCAAACTTAGGGGCAATGAGTTGGGTCGATAGCAGTGGGCCCCCAGCCTTCATGATCTGCTTTGATAAGTCATTCATGGAAAAGGTGCGGGCGAATCCCGATTTGCTGAGACCGCGACCAATAATTAAACCAGCTTGAGAAAATCTCCGACTAGCCACGTGGGGCGAGGCTAGTCGGAGACCTGTCCGTGTTGGACCGCGCGGAGACTGTGCTACGAAGTTTGGTTGATCGTGAATCCGGTCGCCGGTACGACAGCCGCCGTCAGCGGCACATTCACCGTCGCTGTGATCTTAGTTCCGTCCGAGGACACGCCCGTGACCGTGAGATTGAAACTGGTTGCCGGGTCCGTCGCCGAAGTCGCTACGCTTACCGCCGTGCCGTCCGCACTCGGTGTCAGCGTAGTAAGCGAGTCGTCGGAACTCCACTGCGGAATGCTCCCCGCTTGAAGCTGCCCGCCCGCTGGTGTCGGCGTCTCGGTGAACGTACCCGTTGCGCCTTTTACGATTCCTGTGATTGGCATGCCTTTTTCTCCTTGAAAGATTTGAAAGCCCGTTGCTGCTGGAAACAAACCTTCACGAATGAGACTCAATTCGCGACAAATGCATTCGAGCGCTTCAAGTATCTCGCGCTCCACATGCAACTCTTTCTGCTCAGTTTTGTTGCGACCCATGCGAAACCAATCTACCACGCGCGTCAAGAGCATGATGTTACGTTTGGAACACTTTTTTATCTAAATCGCGGAGCGTGGACGAACGCGCCAGTAAGTGCAGAGTCCCACCGCCTCACCGGATTCGCCCACGCCCCGTTTTTCTCGCCCTTGGTTAGTCGCGAGAACTCTTTTTACTTTCGCCTGCGATCTTCTCCGTTTAGCCAGCGCTGCTTATCTTCGACCAGGTAATTCAAACGCGCGAGCATCTTGTCGCTGTTCTGGATAAGTGTGTCGCGCGCATCGGCATCAATCTGGTGTTCCTTCCGCCATGCCTCAAGGTTCCCTACTCGCCAAGTCAAATCCCGCCAAGCGAACAGCGTCGCGACGAGAAACAGCAGACCCGCCACGAGATTGCCGAAACTTATGGTCCAGTCGAATTGCAACCCCGAGGCCCATGCAATCATGGTTTCGCGGCAACCTGGGGAGGTGCGACTTCCAGCGCAGCGCCAGCAACAGGAACAACCTTGGTGCGATTCGCTGCGCTCTGATACACGTACTCCTGCAAGGCGAACTGCTTTACCCAAACCCAGAGCATCCCGAGTATCCCAGTCAGCGTCAGGCCGCTGATAACTACGGTGTGTTCGACCGAACTGTACGCGATGTGCACGCCGATAGCGGTAAGGAATGAACTCGCGATAGCGACGACACGATTCACTCGCGGTGTCCAGTGCGTGATCCAGGGGAGTGCGGACCATCGTTTCATCAACTGAATGACGAAGACGGCGACAGCGCTCGCGGTGATTTGCGTACCGAAGTGCAGGCTTTCAGGAACGGTCGCAGGAGTGATCGGTTGATTCTGTGCAGCCGTTTGCAAAAGTAGGGCTAGGTGCATGGATTCTCCTTTTCAGGAACGATTATCAGATGGCCGCGTAAGTCTGGTACGGTCTGCTCGATGCGCTTCACCGCTGCTTCTGCCTGCTCGCGCGTAGGGTAATACGTGTCAGGCTCGGGGAGCACGCCAGTTTTGGCAATCGCGATTTGGAAATGGCCGGTCACGAAGTCCTGCCCGCGAGAAACCAATCTAGTGCGGTGAACCCGTCCGGCATAATCACATTATTCTGCGGTTTGCTCGTGTCGAGTCCCATTTTAGATTTCCACTGATCGGCGAGGCCGTCGTGTTGCGATGACGGCCACGGCGTACCAGCGGCGTACGTTGGCGTCTGAAACTGGCCCGTGAAAAAATTTCCTGGTCCCTTCGACTGATATTGCGAAATGATCCGCGAATCTTGCGAGTCGCGGCGCAGCGAGAAAGTTCCATCGCCGTTGAGCACCGCGCAGTTGCCAACACTGGCCAGCACGACAGCATCAAGGTTTGCGGTGTCGTCGGTGATCGGCACGGGCGGAGCGGATAGTGGCGTGTTGCGAAACCACGCAGCGGGAGCCGGTCCCGTCTCCGCTAGCCCCTCACCGGGAGTTTGCGCACACAGTAGCGTCTGGTCTCCGTTCGAGTCGTTCATCTGCGGGCCGCGATTTCCCTTTACGTAGAATGAGCCCGGTCCCGGCATGGACTGCGACGTATCGTCGGTCGATTGCACGGCGGTGAACTCGATGGGATGCGGACACCCGTTGTTGTTGCCTTGGTTCAGATTGCCAGCGACGTAGCGATTGCCGATCACGTCTACCACGCATCCACCCTGAAACAGCGAGGCGAAGTAATCCCAGTTGAAGACGATGTTGTTCTGCCAGCGGCCTGACTTCGTGTTCCAGAGTGGCATGCGATGCCCAATATTGGCGAATAGTGAGTGGTGGTAGTCGAGGTTTGTTGAACTCGTGGCCGGTCCCGTTGTCGCATCCGTCATCGGGCCGACCGGGTGACGCGCATCGCTCTCGTACATCAAAATATTTTGGAACGTGCAATTGTGCACGGGTCCGCCGTCGTTCGTGAGCGCTAAGCAAACCTTGTTTGTCCACCAACGACCAGATAGATTCGCCATGAGAACGTTGAAGACGTTCCCCGATCCTAGCTGCAAACCAACAGAGCCATCCCGGTTAGGATCGAAGTTAGGTATATTTTGCGGAGTGTTCCCGTCGTAGGTGAGGAATCGTAAAATCACATCGTGAGTGTTGACGAATAGTGCTACACCTTTAGCGCCTAGTCCGCCAATACAGATTCCTCCTCCAGGCGCGGTCTGTCCCGCGATGGTTAGAAACGGATTGCCTATACGCAAATCGGCCTGCTGTACGATTAGACCGCCCGTGCGAAAGATAGCCGTGCGAGGTCCGGTTGCTTCGATGGCCGCCCGAAACGAACCCGGCCCTGAGTCGTTCAAGTTGGTGACTTCGATAACTGCACCGCCGCGGCCGCCAGCAGAGGCAGCACCGCTCCCTTGCGCTCCTGGGAATGCGATGCCACTCGGTGGAGGCGGTGGAGGCGGAGGCGGTGGGGGAGGAGGCGGAGGTGGAGTACCACCAAACTGCACCTGCCAGTAGGCAACCCCGCTAGAACCCACAGGGGACGGCCCAGACAGCACAAGTACGGTTGCCCCGACCAGCGGGCTAGGCTGAGGCGAGATCGCCGGTCCTGGGGCACCGCCTTGCGTTGTTGGCGGGCTGGAGCGCACTGGCCCGGTGTTTGGGTTCACGACTACCGTGTTGCCGACCGCCAGTGTGCCCGTGAGCGCATCTGCCCCAAGCCATCCGACGATACCGGTCGGCGGTGGGGGCGGCGGAGGCCCTGACGAGTCCGCAATCGTGAGCGTCGTCCCGCTCAGCGTCGCCTTGATTCCGTTCTTTGTCGTGTCCACGATGGTCAACGGAACAGGCGGCGGCGTGTACGGAGGCGGCGTAACCGGAGGGACCGGAACATTCACTGTCGAGTTAGACATTTCGCACTCCTAATGAATCGTTACCCCGTTTTTGGCTTCATGAAACGCTTTTGGCTTTGGCTCAAACGCCACTTCATCAAAGATTGCTCCGACCATCCGCTTGCGTGCCGCTGCGAAATGTGCGAGTCTCCGCGTCACTAATTCGATTGTGTTGCGGCAACTTGCGTTGGTGCGGCAGGCTGCCCGGTTACAGGTGGCGGATTCGGCGTAGCGACCACATTCACCTGTACCGCAACCGAGGGCAGTGATTCGACTCCGCTCAATGTCGCCGTCACGAAATAGCAATAAGTTCCCAGCGATACGCCACCACCGCCACCGCTGTCTACATAAGTCGTCCCGCTGATTGCCGAGTAACTCACCTTGACAAATCCTGAGCCGCTAGCGCTTGCGGGCGGAGTGGCTGGACATGCGCCGAGTAGTCGATAGACGGTGTAAAACAGCCCGTTGCTTGCCGTTGCGCTGGTAGAAGCCGTCCACGTTAAAGTAACGGAGTGTACCGTCTGCGAGTATGCAGGCGACGATCCGCCGACTAAGACAATGGCGAAAATCAAGCTGCGTATCAGCAGAGTGTTCCAGCGCTTCCAAATAGTGACTCTTGCACATTGGGATATGGTGAATCGCATAGCGTACGACTCCTTTGCAGCCATCTGCATAACACAAAATCATCTCAACTCTACCGTTGCCGTGTCTCGAAAAGCTGGGGCATTCGCCACCACCGCTTGGTAAGTTACCGCCGTCGCGCCTGTCGAGCGAATCAGAAACGTGTCCGTGAATTGTCCCGCTGCCGCACACGAGTGAGACGTGCCTTGTTGATTGATCGCACCATTCAGCCCGGTGTAATTTACCTGCCATTGTAACGTTGAACTAGCGACCGCCGTGCATTCTGAAGCGATGGTTACTAGAAACGTCCGAGCGGTAGCGGTAGTATTGAACGTCGAAGCCGCGAGAAGCGTTTGAGCCGTGAGCGAGTTGATGGTCGCGCCTTGAAAATCGCAGGCGATCGAAGCCTCGTACATATTGCAGTTGTTTGGTCCGATCTGTGCTTGTCCGTCGTTGATGTTCGCGGTGGTGTTGCCGCCGGGGAACGAAGTTCCGATGATGCGATTGCCGCCATTCGCGTTCGTCGAGAAATTCAGCCCATACCGCGTGTTGCTGTAAAGAATGTTGTTTGCAAAAGTGTTCTGCGAGCAGGTGCTTGTCGAACTATTGCAGAGGATTCCATCGAAAGAGCCGGTCGCGCCGTTGCTATATATCTTATTGTTGGAGATTAGTGATTTTTGCGTCCCGGCGACGTTGACGCCATAGGTGGCGGCATTGGTGACGGTATTCCCGATGACCTTGATCCCGAATAGATTGTTGGTGAGGATGCCGGGGCCAGCACCGGCTTGGTTTCCTACTCCCTGAACGTGGTTACCCTCAATCGTGACGTCTTGGTTCTGCGCCACACTGGACGACAGGTAGATACAACCGTTGACGCTCCAGCCGCAGTTCTTGAAATTGTTCCCTTTGATCTGCGCGTTGACGATGACGTTCGCTGCGAGGATGGACGTCCAGGCGATCCCGTTCGATCCGCTGTCGCATTCGTTGCCTTCAACCAACACGTTCGTCAAGATTTCGGATGCGTTGGCGGCGGCAAACTCAAAGCAGGAAACGGTGTGCCCTATAGCCGCGCCTTTGATCTGACACTCATTTCCGACGTAGGTGAAATTGCTGCCGCCAGCGGTCGCGTGATTGAAGTTTGTTTGATAGCAGCTTTCGTTCGGCTGTGTGGAGTCGGCGGTCTCGACAGCGAAATTACTGGCCACGATGATGTCGCTAGTGTCCTCGAAGTTGTAGTCGTGGCCCGCTCCATCGAGCAGCGTATATATGGTGTTTTGCGATTGATTGCCTGTAATCTCAAAGTATTGATGCGGCGTCGTTGGCGTGCCGCCGTTGGCGTTCAGGCACACATCCGTCATCAAGTTGCAATAGTTGTGCACCATGCGGATAAAACTGGCGGTATTCGAGCCAGCGGAATTGACCTGTACCAGCGCGCGCCCGGCTCCAGACTGTAGATCGTGGTAATCCACATGGGAGCAGGCATCGCATTCGAATACTGCAACGAAACGATTGGCGGCGACGGCGGAGATGTCGAAAACATTGTCTGCCCTCAAGCCGAATACCTCTTGAAAGCTAGTCTGGTTCTGCTTGATAAGCGCAACGTTGCCAACATCGCCGACGATGTAAGACTTGCTAAACTTTCCCGCCCCAAACATGCACGTATTATTTTGAGTCCACGCAAGTTGCGTGTTCATTAGGTAGAAGGACTTTTGCGCTGGGGGAACATAGACGCAACCATTTACCGCGCCTGCGGCGGTGAACGCATTGGCGATGGGCGTCGAATCGTCCGTAGCCCAGTAGAGAGTGGCGAAATACCCGGAACCTGCGGCGTTGACCGTCAGCGAGTCCACATGCCCATCAGCGCCCGTGTTTGCGGTGCAAGTTAACGTCCCGCCAGACCCAGACTGCCCCTGTTGTGTGCCGAGAATGGTCGCGGTGCAAGCGGTAGCGCCCGAGGTTCCATTGCTCACCACTACACCGCCGGTGATCGCGCCAGAGGAGTTGACCGTCGCGTACCCGTACGGAGTCGTTGAGCAGCCTGTGCAACTGATATTTACGGGGAGAGTCAGCGCGGTCGAGGCAGCCAGCGTCACATTAGAGGTAGAGACGAAGGTTGCTACCGCCGTCTTTACATTCACGCCTGCATTGCATCCGACGCAAATGACCGTCTTGTTCGCTGTGCCAGTGCAGCCCGAACCCCCCGTACAATCCGTTGAGGCAAACAGTGCCGAGGCGCTCGTGACCGTAGTACTCCCGTTCGTCACCACATCGTGAACGACCTGCCCATCGCCCACGGCACCCTTCCCTTGAATATCGACCCACGGACGGCCTGTTGGAAAGAAGGTATCCGATCCGGGAATGAATGACTGCGCGAACGCCGGGGGGATGTAACCTAGAAGCAAAATGGCGAGGACTGTAAGTTTTGTTCTCATGTTAGTTGAGTATCAAATAGTTGTAGCAGACTGGGTTTGTCGCAAACACCCCGTTGGCCTGAATTGTGAAACTCGTTGCCGCCACTCTGGCGGTGATGAATTGCGCTGATGGAAGCACTGCGGTTTGGCAGGTAACGCTGAGTTTTGCGCCTAGACTCTCGTCCTCGAAAAGTACAATCACGCTGCTCGCCGTCACTGCAGTGGTATTCACCGTGAGCGTAGGATTGGTTCCTGCCGGTACTGCTACTGAGCCGGACGAAGCCGACCCGCAGACCGCTGGCGAAGCGCCATTGGCACAATTCGTGGCAGTCTTGTACTTCGCGGCTTGCAATGTTCCCGACACATCGCCCTGCGTTCCATTGCCTATACCCAAAACATCGGCGCTAAGGCGCGAGATTCCAGTATCAAGACTTGCAGTTATGATTGCGCCAGAAGTCCAACCTAGAGTCCCGGTGCTGCCAAATGAGCCGGTTATACCGGAGAGAATTCCGAAAATGTCGGTGCCCTGATTAGCAAAGAGTAGAACGTTGTTTGTTCCGTCCCAATGCATACCGCTGGTAGTAGAGGCGGTGAACCCGTAGGACGGTGCGGAGGTACTACCGTTCGGCAAGGCCAGACCGTTGCTAGCCGTAACAGGATTGGTCGCGGTGCCCGCTACGGCTGGAGCGGTGAAGGTTGCTGTACCGCTGGTATTTCCAGATAGCGCAAGCACTCCATTCCCAGCGCCCGCACCGCTAACGGTCAATGTCGGTGCAGCGTAAAGAAGCGAACTCGTCCACGATGTGATCTGCGGATTTCCTCCGTCTGTCGTCCACAACCCGCCTGCGGTTCCCGTCGTCGTCGGTAGATTGATCGGGTTCGGCGTGCCCGCTACCGCTGCAACGCCAAGCGATGCGCTGCCACTGGTCAAGCCAAACAGGTTTACGCCTCCTGACGAACCGGCACCCGCAAAACCTAGCGACAGTGCCCCTCCCCCTGATACCAGACCGAGATTTTGTGTGCTTATTCCTATGGGATTTCCTACGGCAGAGACGCTTATTGAAGCTGGTCCGACGGTGATGACATTGCTACCCGACTTAATCAAACTTCCGGTGCTGCCGGTCAATGAGGAAAGGGTTCCGTTAAAGGTCAATGTTGTCGTACCAGGATTGAACGTTAGCGCCGCATTTCCTCCCACGGCACTTGCGCCAGTCCAAAAAGCGAGTTGATTCGCTACCCCAGAGCCGGTGACAGTTCCCGTTCCGCAGGACACCCACGATGATTGCTGTGGATTTGCTCCATCGGTTTGCAAGCACTGTCCGGCTGTGCCCGTTGCTGTCGGCAAATAGATTAAATTCGGTGTGCCAGCTACGGGATTAGCGCCGATAGAACCCGTTCCACTGGTGCTGCCTACCAACAAAACAGCCCCCGACTGACTGCTGGACCCTAATTGAAAGTTTCCCCCGCTAAGAATGGCATTTGTGGATGTGAGGTGAAATGGTGTGCCCGTTCCGGTGATAGTGACGCCGCTCGGGGTTGCCGTTACTGCGGCCACCCCAGCAGAAGAGATTCCCGCGAGGGTGCTGCCTACAAGGGCCGCGTTCGCACCGTTGAAAGAAAAAGTTCCGCCAGCGGCTGGATTGAACGTTAGTGCTGCATTCCCGCATATCGTCGTCGGTGCGGTGAAAAACGTGACCTGATTCGCGAGTGCTCCGCCGCAAGGCGTAGCGCCTCCGCCTCCGCCGCTCCCTTGATTCGACCACGCAGAGCCGTTCCACACGCGCGTAAGCAGGCTCGTCGTGTTGAAGTACTCTGCTCCTTGAGGGATCGGTGTTGCAATCTCTGCGTCAGCGTACGCAGTCGTGAACGGTCCCGGCGGATTCTGTAAATTTATGGAGATAGCAGGCGGAGTTGCGTTGAGCGTTTGCGTTGCTCCGGTGATCGTTGTTTTCGAAGTCAGGAAGGGACTCGAAGTAGCGTTGGGGACAAACTGAAACTGCCACTGCGAACCCTGCGGACTGATTGCCGTGTTCGAGGGAATGGAAACCGAGTATGCGCCTGTTCCGTTGAGCGTTCCGGTGATGACATTGTTTAGCGTGCCCCCAGTCCACGTGTAGGGTCCCGTAGGGAACTGTGGATTAGGGACAAACGTTGCGGTGAAAGTTCCATTGTTCCACGATTGCCCGCCAGCGTCGGTCACTTGGCCCGAGACCGTCGTGGACTGCCCGAAAGCATTGACTGCTCCACCGAGAACGAGGATGAGGGCTAGGATTAGTTTCTTCATGCGGTACTCCTTACGGATGAACTCCTACGCAATAGATGGTCGTGAAGCTGCTCGTGATCGAGCGCTCTTGTTGCGTGATGACTACGATTTGCGAGGCAGTGAACGAAGAGATAATCAACATGGGCGCTAGGTTATTAGAAGAACCCAAAGACTGCGCTTGCGGTTGAAGTCCTGTGCAAACCGGGATGTACGATGTGTCAGCAAACGCCGTTGACCAGGTAAGCGTTGAGAGGCAAGCATCGAAGCTGCTTCCTGATCCCGGTGTACAACCCGCTCCAGTTGCCGTCGCTATTTGTGAAAATCCACCGCCATTCGCGCAAGCACCAGCCGCAACTCCTAACAGCCCTCCGACTCCCGCCTGCACGCATCGCCCCGAAGTTAAAGCGCTGTCTGTAACGTTGGCCGCTGTTACGCTCGTCGTCGCCTGAATCGATCCGGGAGCGATGAACGTAGCCGGAATGGAAAGTGTCGGTGTTGTCCCGCCGCTGGAAGTAATTTGATTCGCCGTGCCAGTGACGCTGGTAACGCACGACGGACACGCAATATTCGGAGTGGAGCCACCGCTCGAAGTGATCGGCGCGCTGGCAGTGACATTCGTGACCGTGCCGATTCCGCTGAACGAACCCGGCGTGTTGAACGATGGCGGAGCGGGAGCCCCGCCAGGATTTCCGAAGATGGTTCCAGCGGGAGCGTTGGAGAGCGTAAAGGAAAGATTTGGTGTCGTCGTCGGATTCGTGACCGTCGTTGTGAATAGCGGCGAAAGATTGCCTGCACTAAAACTGGAAACCGTTCCGCCTCCACCGTTCAGTACAAACCACGTACAAGGCGGGAATCCTGTTTGTAAGCAAACGTGCAGTCGATTGTCGGTCAGATTGAAATAGAGTGTTCCCGGCAAAGCCCCAAACACTTCCGGGTCGGTGTAGGCTCTCGCGCCGAGCAGCGGTGTGGACAAATCGAGATGGATTACAGGCGGGACAATTTGCGCACTGATATTCTGCGTGGCTCCGGTGATCGTGAGCGAAGCAGTCACGCACGAAGTGGTGGACGCGGGACAGACTTTTACGTTGAATGTGCTCTGCGATGGAGAAATGGTCGCGTTATCAGGAACGGCAACTCCCGAAAATGAGCCTGTCCCGTCGAGCGCTATCGGTCCGACCGTCGTGGAGATGTTGAATGGGACGCCGCCTTGGAAGTATGGCCCGGTCGGGTTAGAGTTGGCTGGTCGGAAAGTAAATGTGACCGTTCCATTCGCCCAGATTTGCCCGCCAGCATCTGTGATCGTTCCGGAGACGCTAGTTGTCTGAGAAAACGCAGGAATCGCCCATAGCAGTCCTAGGAGTAAGAGTAGCCGACGCATGTTGCGGGTAATGGTACTTCGGGACTAGTACAGATTCAATCTTCTTCTTCGCTGTCGCCCTCTTCGCTGTCGTCAGCCTCGTCGGCTTCATCCTCTTGCAGAATGTCTTCGTCGCCGTCGTCGTTGATTTCTTCGGGCATCATGCAGTCTTCCCCAACTTTTCCCATTCTTCTCTAGGCCACTCGCAACAATTTCGGAACTTGCATTTGTGGTTCCCAGAATGATTGACTTCCAACGCACAAGCGTGATTTTTAACCGTAACATCCGATTCTCCGTTATCGGGGAACCAAGTCAATCCGCACTTCACTTTGATTTCTTCGGGCATCATCCGTGCAACCATCCCGCGTCACGCAACTCTGCGTAACGCTTCGCTGTGTTGTGGCCTACGTCTGTACGATACATCCCATTCGGCACGCGCACTTCTTTGAGCATCGAATACGCGCCATCGAATGCCTGCCCGATTGTTTCACCGAGCGCGAGCGGCGATCCCACCCATCCGCAAATTCCCGCTGTCTCTAAATCGTCGGCATCTTCGACTCGCTGTCGCACGTCGTACACAAAGAAGCGGTCAAAGTTTTTCTCGGTGAGCCCTTCAATCGGGATGCCCGCTTTGTAGAACTTTTGCGGCAGCCCTTCGCATGGATACGGCGGCACGCTCAAGCGAACAGACGCGCAGAACGTAGCTCGCGGGATGATTTCCGCTGGCCGCTGATCTGTCGCGATCGCGTACAGGAAGTCTCCCCAGTTCAGTCCAATCAATCGCGTGAGCAGCGCATCCGCGTCGTATCCGAATCGGGGACAAAATTCCAGTCCGAAACACCCTTCTTGGTTCACAATCGTGTTCAAGTCAATCGGCCCGACGTACCCCATTTCTTGCAGTGGGCCGATGGCTTTTTTGAGCCCCTTCTCGAAAAGCAGATTCTCCCGATTCGCAAGCCATACCAGCGAGCCCGAGCAGCCCGTGTTCGGTCCCACATCGCCGTTCATTAGCTTTTTTGTTTCGAGTGTGTGGCTCAGCGCGTAGCATCCGCTTTCGTTGATGTACGCTTCGGTGGAGACTTCTGTTCCTGCGACGTACTCTTGCAGAACAAACTTGCTCACCTTCGCATCTCGAAATAGCACATCGAAGTAGTGCAGCAAATCTTCTGCCGACCGCGAGACGTACGTCGTTGATTTATCGTCTTGATCGCCTATGGGCTTAAAAACTAGACGCTTCTTTGTTTTGCGAATATAGCGGATAGCGTCGGACGGGTCCGTGAACACTTCCCACGGTGCGACCTGAATGCCGCACTTTTGCATGAAGTCGAGAGAGAACTCGCGATTTTCTTCTAGTTCGTCCGCAAGGGTTGAGTCACCAATGGTGGGAACTTTTTCGCGGGCGGCGTCGGCATCTTTGCCCATGCCGGTTGTATCGAATAAAATTAAATCGTACTTCTCGGGGTAGTACGTTTCCGCTCCCGGCATGAGCTGCACCATGCCGCCGAGCGCTTCTGCGTAACGCGCCTCACTGACAATCGCGGAAACGTCGTGGCCTTGCTTCGCCATTAAATGCGCGAACCAAATGCCCTCCGAAAAAAGCGAAGCGACACAAACGCGCACGAAGAATTAAACGCCGGACTTGCTTCCGACGCCTTCGGTGGGGAACTCGCGACGCATGCCGCCCTGGTTGCCCTTCCAGCCGTGGCGCGTGCGCTCAGTGGAAAATTCGGACTTGCCTTCCATCGGCGCGCCGCCCGCGTCCATCGAACCGTCGCGGACTGGCGAGGTCGTCATGAGGTCATCAATCTGCATGTCCCCTTCCATCGCCCACTTTTTTGCTTCCTCTTTATTTCCATAAAAGGACATTTTGTTCGCCTCCTCAGCGATTGGGACTCTATCCGCACTGCGCGGAAATTACAATACCTTGTTCACCTTCGGAGCTTTTGGGTCGTCGGTGTGATGACAGCCCGGATACACAGTGTCCCCGTACGTGCCGAAATTCTGCATCGGGATTCGCGTCCGCGTGGCGTCGCCACCTGACTGCTCGCCTTCCATGAACGGATCGCGACCCGCATCTGTGAGCGCTTCACTTTGCATTCCTGCGGGCTTCACTGGACGATCCGCGCTGTCACGTAACCTCTCGCGTTTCCACTCTCTGACTCGTGGCATCGGAAAGTACCTCCCGAACTGGACCTAAAGTACCATGGACTCGCACGGTGGCGAATCGCAAACTTTACGCATGATCGCTTCGTCAATCATTCTCGCTGTCTCGGTCGTTCTGCTCGCGTACTTTCTCAATTACGCGTTTGACGGTAAACCTCCGAAGATTGGACCTTTGTGAGCCCGCTATGATTTTTTTCGTTGCGCTCTTTCTCTACTACGTTGTTCTACCATTAGTCGGACTCTACACCGTTATCCGCGTGATCCGGTGGGCATGGCGCTAGGGCAGCGGCGCTCCAAGTTTTTTCGCCGCGTGATAACCTATTTCTCCGACGCCGTACGCTCCAATGGCACGTTTTAGCCATTTGCTGAATGCGCTTTGCAATAATTCTTGAGCCTTGCTTTTCCCGAATTTCTCGACAGTCTTCATAATTTCGTCGCCATGAGAATCCAAGATTCCAGTAGCAACCCGTTCGACTTGTTTCTTTGGCGTGAACATCCCCCGAATCGCTCGCTCCGCACCCGCCGCAGCCTCCGCTGCTGGCGGGGCGATGCCATACTGCGCCAACGTATCAGCGGTCATTCCCGCAAATTGCGCGATATTTGCTGTCGTGGTTGGTTGAGGTTTCAACCCTTGTCCGGGTTGCGCGCTCGTCAATCCACGCTTGACTTCATCCCATATACGCCCTGCTTGGGTGCGTGTGTCAGCACTTAATCCTGTCGCTTGCGCAGCACCGCGCAATGGACTCGTGTCCGGTTTAGGAGCCTCGCCTTTTTTGAAGTCGAAGTCGGCGGGAAGCGTTTGGGGCGGAGACGCCTGTCCCGTTTTACCTTCAAAGAAGTTTGCCGGAAGCGTAGCAGGAGTGCTCATTTTTTCGGAGGAACGATAGTCCACTGGTCATTGGAGCCCTTTTTTCGTTGGTAGGTTGCGCCGTTGTATATCTGAGTTTCCATTTCAGCAGCGGCTTTTTTGGCTTCTGCTTTAGCTTGCCCGCCAGCTTTCGGCACACCACTTCCGAGAATCCGCACTTGATTGTCGAACGCATCGAGCATGGCGGTCATGCGTTTCGGATCGGCAGTACCCATGTTTGGCAACAATGACCGGATCGCATCGCGCGTATCCTGCGCGCCCTGTCCCATGCCAGCGATATTACGAAGAGACATTGCGCGTTCGTTGAGATGCTTGATCCAGAGCACAGTCTGAAACTGATCATCTGTCAGTTGCTCGTTTGCGAGAGCCTGAAATTCGGCAGACGCAATGCCTTCGTCTCCCGCCCTTAAGGCTTCCTGCATCAACGCGATTTGCTTTGCGCTGAATGGAGTTTTTTGTTTCGTCACCGAATCACGCAACTTTTGCGAAGAAACAGAAATGTCCTCGATCTGCTTAGAACGTGACAGATTTTTTGCGCCTTGCGTAGCGCTTGATAATCCGCCTTCCAGTGCAGCCTTCCCGGTTGTGAAGTGTGTAACCGGGTATCCGTTTTCGTCGTAGTCGGTCACTTCCACAATCTTGTAATCGTTCATTGCTTTCGCGCGGGCGATGGCGCTCGCTGACGCTTTCTTCATCTCCAAATCCATCGCTTTTTTCCCATATTCTCGCAAATCAGCAGCGTATTTTGGGTCGCGGTCGCGCTTCGCATAATCTGCTGGGTCGGGAGGTGCTCCAATCTGATCGCCAATGTCTGGAGGGATTTTGAGTTGCTGCTTTTGACGAGCAGCATCTTTTGCTCCGGTGAATAGCGTTTCGTCTTCTTTGGTCCACTCGGGACTGTCCGGTGTGACGGTTTTTCCACCTCGAACAACCGCATAAGGTACGTTCCCGATACTTGCGACTTTCGGGGCAGATGTGGACTTCGTTTGTCCTGCAATTTCCTGACCGCTAGCAGCGTCGCGCAATTGGAATGCGTCTTTAGGATTCGTTTTGTTGTAAGCCCACACTTTGCCATCCGGGCTCGTAACAACTGCATAGTTTTCTCGCGCTTCCTTCGCTGCTTTCTCAATGTCCAAAATTCCTAGTGCGGCCTCGCGCAAATCTTTCGGACTCGCCGCTCCCGCCGTCGTCGGTGCTTTCGCTTGAATCTCGCGAGACATGGCGGTTTGCTGTTCAGGAGTGAGTTGCGGTTGCTGTCTCCCCTGAATCAACTGGCGGAACATGCCCATCAATCCCTGTTTGGCTTGCTCCTTCTGCCCCGCTGTCTGCTCCGTTTTAGAGGAAACTTTTTTCAGCGCTTCCCCGTACACGGTTGTTTTTTCGGGATTCAACCAGTCTTGGTTGAGCGCCTTTGCCATCTGCTTCAATTTCTTCGGGTCGCCTAGCACTACGTCCACTTTGGATTGCGCTTCTGCGATGGCTCGGGGATCGCCGCCCGCTTGCGCGGAGTACAATTCGTTCAGTGCAGAACTCATGTACGTCCAGTCGGACTCTGCTTTAAGTAAATCCTTTTGCTTCTTTTGTGCGACAGCGTTTTGAATGTTCGCTTGCAGCCCATGCATGAATCGCAATCCGCCCCACTGCGGACCGCGTTGCATGTAACTGGGAGGAGTGGGGTCCTGTCGGCCCGGTACGGGAGCGGGAACGGGAGCGCCAGCGAATTGCTTACGCTGCGCAGATTGCGCGAGGGTCTGCAGAATCCGCTTCGTCATCTCAGAAACGGGAGACGCAGCAGAAGCAGCCCCGCCTACAAATGGCGGAGTTGTTCCGGGTGTCATCCCCGGAGTAACTCCAGGGACCGGAGTTCCAAATTCAGCGCTGCCGCCCTCAAATCCTACGCCATTGCTCATATCGCGAATCCGCCCGCCGCATCACCTGCCCAGGCGCTGGAACTTGCCGTGTCGCCCTCACTGAAATATGGATTCCCTAACGTCGATCCGATTGGCCCACCGCTACTAGGGACGGTTGTTTGTTTCTTCCCACCACCGCCGCCGACCATTCCACCGCTCATCAATCCTTCCGCGAAATTCGCCGCTTGTTGTGCATAGTCCCAAGCGCTCGGGGAATTTAACTTTTCTGTCGCTGTCGCAGGAGCAACGCCCATCATCACGTTGATATAGTTTTGTACTGCGTCCTCATACATCTTTGTGACGATCTGCCCCTCGTTCAAATTTACTTGCGAGAGATAATCTCCGAGACCAATCTCCGCACCAGACCCGAAACGATTCCCGCTCGCGCTGAACTGCTCCATCAAACTTTCTGTGCCCCGTTCGATTCCCGGCTGCAACGAGGCTAGCATGTTGTTAACCGCTTGCTGATTGAACCCGGCACCGCTCGTCAGGAAATTCATGATCGTGTGCGCCATGCCGTCGCCGTACGTGTTTCGCAGGCTGTTGAACAAGCGCCCGAGGTCCTTCTGATTCATCATGTTCATGCCGCCGATAGGCGACTGTGCGGCCGCTCCTACGTTAGTTGTCGGTGTTCCAGTTGGCGAGCCCGGACTCCCAAGATTCAAGCTGGATTGATATCCGCCTCCCGTGTTTGCGGGGAATGCTGGGGGAACTCCTGCGGTGAGCGGATTGGGATTCGTTGGTGCAGTCGTGCTCATGTTCGTGGGAGGCAATAGTGGATTGGTGCCAGTCGATCCACCGCCGACAGAAATGTTGGTTCCTGTTGGGTTGCTCGGCGCTCCCCCAGGAACTAAATTTGACCACAATGGATTTGTTACAGTTGACATTGTGGCCGCCTCTCTCCGCGAAGGATGCGAGAAATGTACATCGGATGAACAAGGAAATGCTCAGCTATTTTCGCGGCCTTCCAACCGTTGCGTGCATACAAATGAATCGACTTTACTTGAATGTCGCTTAGTTTCCGTGGACATCTTCCTTTTTCTCGCTTGTCCGTCATATTTTCTGCGTGAGTCCCAAGGAAAAGATGGCTTGGATTGACGCACGATGGATTGTCGCAACGGTGCAAGACATTGAACTTTCCTATAGAGTTTTTACCGTTGTGCAACTCGTACGAGAGGCGATGCACGCGAATGGATCGCCAAGCGCTGCTGCGGTCGCTAATATATCCGTATCCTGTCGGAACTTTGGTTCCGATCCATTCCCAGCACTCGTCTGGTTTGCCGCGAATAACACGAGACCAAAATCTAGCCGCAATATCACATTTGCAATTCAATGAACAGAATCGCCTGCGAGACAAATGAGAAGGCTTTGTCTTGAACGCCTTTCCGCATCGTTCGCAAACCTTTTCCACTAGTACCTCTGCGCCACAATCCCTATCTGAATGGTGCTCAATCTGCGGTCGCGCTCCGGTTGGAGTGTACGCGCAGCAATCAGTCCCGGTCTAGCTAAAACTCCGTCTTTCGTCCCCGAGGCCGGGTCACCGTAGAGCAACGTATGCAGAAATGTTGCTTGTTCATTCCATCGGTTCGCGACTGCTCCACGCTCTGCCGCTGCATACGAAACAATGTCAAACCAGCTCGGCGGCACGTAAACAGGAGAACTTGCAAGCGCCGTGTCTACGAACGGATGACGCAACTGGTACGGCAAATACGTTACGAAATTCGTGTTCGGTTGCGGACCAAACCAGAATTGCGTCCCGAATCTCGTGTACTTGAATGGTATTCCGCCCTGAATGTTCAGCATCGGTGCGATGGCTTTCGGCGTGAGAAATTCCATCGGGTAAGCTACCGCGTTCGCCGTGTTCGGCGTCCCTGGTCCTGTGAGCGCCTGATTCAGAAAAATAACTACATCTTCGCTCAGCGTGTAGTCGTCGCCAGAATTTAAGAACGTGCTGACATAAAACTTGTAGCTGCTGCCCGCGATTCCGAGCCCTGGTCCGATGGTTACCTGAGGAGGATCGGGAACGCGTAACTCCTCGAATGGTTGGCTCTCGGTAATCTCTCGCAGCGCATCGCGAATCCACGCGCTCGGGCGCATCTCGGGATTTGCTTGTTTCTCGTTCACGTTGGGGTTGTTTTGCAGTGCGGCCTGCACTCGCGGGATGAGGTCCGCAATCGTCGCCGTCGATGAGCCGGGATTGTTCATGCTGCAATTAAAACCTCTGCGTATACAGGTGTGTTGTTGCCCGCAGTCGAAGCCGCAAGATTCAATACATTTGCTGGTCCGCCTCCAGTGACAGATGCAGCACCCCATCCTATCGCACCAGCGTTGCCGCTTCCTCCGGCTATCGTTACCGCAGAAGAAACGTTAACTGGATTGAATAGGAACACGAAACCCTGAGGTGCCAAGTTGAATGTTGCGCTTTGCTGAGACGACCCTCCGCCGCTATTCGGATACCAGAGCGTGACGCCGATAATTGCCGAATTATCCTGATTTCTTATGTACACAATTGGAGCGTTGTTGCTGTTCGGTGCTGTGATGTCAGTCAAAAAAGACAGTGGGATTCCAGGGAATGTAGGCACGCCTCCGGTGATCGGAAAAAATTCATTGTAAAACAGTACGGTACCGGAAAAAGAAATGCCCCCTATCGAAATAAGCTGCTTAGGAGAAAGGTCTGATCCAGATTGCACCGCAACCGTCAGCGTCGGAGAAATGGTTACAGATGGTGGCATGTTACGCCGCCGCCAGAACGCAGCACGAACCTACCGCTCCTGCGGTGATCGTCGCGGCAGTGATTCCGCCGGCCGTCTCTGCGGGTTGCGCATAGATGAAAAAACCTCCAGCGCCCGCCGTTGCTCCCGCTAACAAAATCACGCTCGTCGAAGCACCGCCCGCTGGCGTGTAATTTAGCGTGACGTTTTGCGCGTTGCTGAGATTGCGTACATAGAGAATCCAAACTGTAGCGGCGGGAAGTGGAATCGTCTTCGTCCCAACGATGGTCTGGAAAAATGGCTCGTAGTAATCCGAAGTCGCTGCAAGTGTTGGATTGTTCAGTGAGCGCGTGGTGATCTGCGGTGACGGTGAAAGTGTCGTGTCGGTCACCACCCACTGGGCTTGGAGAATGATGTTTAGATTCGGCATTTCTTCACCGTCCTAGCACTCACGCGAAGATGACATTATACGCGGCAGCCGCCGTTGTACAGCGCAAACTGATTGTAGTTTTCGTCCAAGGGATTGATCCCCTATACAAATTCCCGCCGTTGTTCGTATCTTGTCCCACAATCGTTAGTGGCACCGATCCGAGGCTATGATTGATTGTGAAGTCCGTGTTTGCCACTCCTGGCGTTGTTCCGCTCGCTTTCCAGATAAGCAAATTTTGATCTTGGTCCGTATTCCCCATCGTGCTTCCGTACGAAAGTTTTCCCGCGATCTGGTCCGCGAGATGTTCGTTCCACCGCGTGAGATTTTGCAGCGTGGAGATTTGCCCGAGCGTGCGCTGCACTTTCCCCATCTATGCCAACTCCTGCCGCTCGACGCGACCGCACAGCGTAATCTTGGTAATCGATAGCGGTCCTGCATTAGCCTCTCGGCGCACCGTTAGCTGCAAATTCTGCCCCGTGATTGGTAACGTGCTCTGTGAGTTGTTGGAGTCGAACATCGTCGTACGCAAGCGATTCGTTGGGACGGTTGTCCCTATCGTTGCTTTCAGCGTTGCGGAAAAAGCGTCGCCTGTTGAGTCGTTCGTTCCGGTGATAATGAACGAGACGGTGACGATTCCTAGATTGCGATAGGTGACGATGATTCGCGCGATGGTCGGCGTGCGCCCATGCTGAATCTCTTCGACCTTGAAAGAGTGGGACGAAGAGTTTACGGGGTCGTTGAACCCGAACAGCGGATCGAACGCGTACAACGCACATACGCCGGTCATAGCGTTCTGCATGGGCATCATGGCGATGCTCGCGAGTTGACTGATACCGCCGTTTGAAAATGCTCCCATTAGAGTAGCTGGTGCCCTCCTCCCGAACCTCCGCCGCTGCCAGCGCTAGAACCTCCGCCCGCTCCGCCAGACATTCCCGAACCTGCTACGGAAACAGACGGCGGAAAAACTCCCGGTATCCCGAACGACGGCAACTGTCCCGTCCACACCGTCTCTGCCCTGCCGGTGATGAGCTGCCCCACGGTATCCCACGGAGCCCAGTTGTTATCCTCGTCGGCATACTGATAGTGGCGTGTGAATGTGCCGAGCGGAATTGAGATGGTGTACATCGGGTAGTTGTAGCCGAGTCCCAAGTTTGGGAGAAACGACGCAACCGGATTCCCGCTGGCGGCTGCGATGTCCGCATAGATCGCGTCGCGAGCCCCTCCACCGATAGGAGAGAAACTGTTCACGCTCATCTTGTAAATCTGTTCCGTCGAAGCGAAGAACCCAGATGCGCCGTACTGCGCGATACTCCAGTTCAAAATATTTCCGATGCCGTGACGCGAAGCCCAAAGGTGATCGAACTGGAACGGCGTCAGTGTTCGTCCGGTAGGCGTAAATTGCGTGATGCCGTTGGGACGGAACAGATACCCTTGAATCCCGATGGTCATAAGTCCGGTGAGCACGTCGGGCACATCGAGGAAATCATTGAAGCCCGCGCTGGTGTTCGCTATCGGGTCCCACTGTGTCGGTATCCCGTTCGCGCTCCACCACAACCGTTGCGGGAATTTGAAAATCACTCCCGTCGCGTTGTCGAGAACGACGACGTTCGCCAGCAAGATTTGATTGTTCAGTTCGCTGAGATAGAAAGCGCCGATTGACAGCGGGCCAGTAGAACCGGGAACAACCGTAGGCGCGTCGGCCACAGCAATTGCCGCGATGGACGTAGCGCCGGGTGCTCCCGCGTTCGCGAACGTGGGAATCTGCGAGAGCCCGTCCCACGATGCTAGGACCGGCGCGCCGTTCGTGTAGTACAGGATATTTGCAAAGACTTGCGTGGCGACGGGATTACCCGCTGCGAGATTCGGCCCGCCCAGATAAGTCCACGGATTCACGTTTGGCGCTTGATTGTTTCCGGCGAGTTGCCATGCAGCGCTCGCGGTCATCAACACCGTGTGCCATACCTGATTTACGTCCTGAAAACTCGCTGCGCCGAGCGGAGGATTCTTGTTGTCCGGGGCGGGAAATTCCAGCTTGAACACAGGCCGGGACCGCAACTCTTTGTTGCGGAACATGAAGTTGTGAGTTGTCGGAGAGGCGTGATCGTCTAGCAGATTTTCAGGAGTTTGCACGTCGAGGCCGAGATAGGGTCCAGCGTATTCGATCTCGAAATATCCACTTTTACTAACTTGAACGGCCACACGCGCATTCCCCTAGTAAATCGTCAACTGCAAGTTGCTTGGAGCCGGAAGCGTGTTGATTACCAGCCCTTCAAACCACAGTATTTTCGCGGAGTTGTACGGCTGGTCCGCAAGAGTCGCGTGCGGATTCCAGACAGTGTTGCCGACTAGGTTGGTGAGTAGCAGCGTGCTCGCTGCCGGCGCTTGGTCCCACAATCCTTGCTCCGCTCGAATATTGTCGAGGAACGCGGCTGTTAGAACATTACCGCCCGCTCCAGCATTCGCCAGCGTACTTTTCCACGCGGGAATCGTGATGAGAAAAGTGTTCGCGCCCGGGACCGCTTGGACTCGATAACCACCGTTCCATCCAAACGGAGTGACGCCTTGAATGCTGATTGGTGCGTTCGCGGCGAGACCGTGAGCAACGGCTGTAACAAGTGCTGACGCAATTCCATTGCGTACAATGCTGGTGATCGCCGTAGATGTGGCCTGGTCGGCGTTCGTGAAGGTCCACGGATTCGTTTGCGTGTTCGCCATTTACCAAGTACCTGCGCTGGCTGGTACAGTTTCGAGTTGCAAAATCGGATCTATCGGGTTGATGAGTTTTGTGTCTGGGATTAACTCTTGCCGGTCTCGACTAGCTTCGCGTGCTACGCGCAATTCAAACGAGCCGTTGATTGCACGATCAAAGCAGCCGTAAACGTGGCAAACAAGTAGGCCATCATCCCATGAGCAATCCGAAATCGGAACTTTGCGCTCGCATCGGGCGCACTGGGTATAAACGTAGTCAAGATACCCTCTCCAGATCATGTGCTCGAATCATCCTTGGCCGATGGCGGAGGGGGTGGAGGTGGAGGTGGGCCAACAGATTCCGGCGCAGCGGCGTGCGATTGTGGCATCGGCCCAACGCCGCCAACGTGCGCGGGGCGGACAACGGGTTTCTCAATCCCTTCTTTCAATTCAGAAGTGGAGATGCCGCCTTGTTTTGCGAAATGTCCCCGCAGGTAAGTGCGCGCTGCGTCCTCTTCGTAGAAATCTCCCGCAGTCCCGCAGGAGCATTGCGCGTGGAACGGTCGGAGCAAATCCGTTTTAGAAACTGCGCCAATGTGGTGCATGTCAGCCTCACGTTAGAGCCATCGCCGAAAATTCCAGACTCACGTTGACAGTTCCATCGCCGAGCGTCAGCGCGGGAGTTGTCCCCACTAGTTTCAACTCAAACCCCAGATTCGCGCAAGCCGTCAGCGCTTCGTTGCCGACCGCAACCGGGCCAACGGTGATGAACCGGCTCGCAACCTGATCGACGAGCCCCGCCGCTGGAACAGTCGCCAGCGCTACCGCTTTGCCAATGTACTCCAACTGAAAAGCGTTGTCGGCATTGCCGAGCGTGTAGGCCGTGGTGACGAATTTGTACTCGACGGAAAGTCGTTTAGGAAATAGAACGAGGTTCACGGTGCCGTCTATCTGGACGGTTGACGGTGTCGGGAAAAGCACGATGGCCGTCGTTTGCAGCGCTTTCAACTGAGCGCTGGTGAGCGTGAGCTGCGCGCCCATCGCAGGAATGCCCATCGAAGACGAGCCGTTTGGAAACTGAGTCAGCGAGTACGGCGGGTTGAATGGTTGGTCTGCTGTGCCCATCTCGCTCTCTCCCTCAGTGCTGAATCAACGGCATGGCAGTTACCGGCAAAATGCGCTGATTCTTTCTCTGCTCTGCCGCGAAATCGTGGATGGCTTCCTTCGCCATTTCCAGCATGCCCATGCAAATCATGGGATTCTGAATCGGCCCGTTCACCTGCACTGCTCCGGTCAACTGATCCAAGCTAATCGTCAGGACCAAAGTTGCGTTCGGCGCTTGTCCGTTGCTTCCGTTGTTATCATTCATGTAAACTTTACTTATTGAATATCACGGCCCGTACGACCAGAAAGTTCCGGGCCACACGGTGGCTCCCGCCGAGAAACGCTGCGTGCTCAGGAACAAAAGCACCTGCGTCTTGAAGTCATCATCGGTCTGCGCCATGAGCGGCTCGCGCTCGTAGAATTTCATTTGATGGCCGGACTTTTCTGCGATGAGTCCCCATCCCGATGTTGAAGTCAGATAGTTGAGTTCCAACCCTTGCAGATTTTCTGCTTGCAGCCAGTTCAGTTCGTTGTTCGCACTGAACGGCACGCCGGGAGAGCCGATCAACTCACGCGTCAAGCGGCGAAGTTCGGGCGGATGAACCAAGTGACGCGGGTGCACGTGAATCGGGATACCGCGTCCATCGGGCATGCGCGCGAAAATGTTGATTGCTTGCTGCAATGCAGTGTCGCCGAGGTCGGTATCGGGGTTGGGCCGGTTCGGGTAGGTGCCTGCCGCCGAGATGATATTTGTGATTCCCGGTGCCGTCGCGGTCGCTGCTGTTCCGCCGAGCAACGGATGCGCGATGTTGAACAGCGTTACGCCGTCATTCGTGAGAATTAGCGTCCCGCCAAGATTGAACAGCGAGCAGCACACTGCTTCGCGACCGAACAATCCCGAGCGTGCATGCGACTTGGGCATCTGCTTCACGATGCCGTACTTGTCGTCGGCAATCAGTTGCCGCGTAACTTCGGAGAGCAACCCGTACTGCAAGTGTAGATACTTTTTCGTGCCGCCTTGAATCATCGCGTCGGTGATCGGCGGAGTGCCTTCCGGCATGAGAGGCATCGGCCCGGTACCCGACAACTGGTAGTCGATTTCGTACGCGTCCTCGGAGGTCATCTCGTTCATGTAGTGCGGGTATTGTGGCGCGTGTTCTTTCAAATCGAAGAATTCAACGAAAATGTGACGTAACCCAGGAGCTAATAGCGGGGGAAAATTATTTCTAGATTGTACACCCAACGGAGCCATTTGTTAAACCCTCCCCGCCATGTTAAGATATGGCTTATGCCACTCAAAGACCCAGAGGCCAGAAAGGCCTTTAATCGCGCTTACTACAAACGAAAACATGCACAGATTCTTGAACAGCAACGTGGGTATCGGCAATCTAACAGCGAGAAAATATACGAGCGCAACCGCAAATACGTTGAGAAAAATCGAGAAAAGCATCGCGCTTGGTGCCGCAAAGCCAATAAGAAATGGCGCAAAAAGCACGGCCCCGAATATTATCGCCGGTATCGCAGAAAGCGCGGTGAAGCAACGAAGATTACGGCCCGCTGGCGACTTCGCGAAGCTCTTAAGAGCGGTGAAGTCAAACGTCCTTCCGCATGTTCTCGCTGCGGAATCGAATGCACACCGCACGGACACCATCCGAACTACTCGAAACCTTTGGAGGTCGAATGGGTATGCGGTATCTGTCACAAAAAAATCCATAAACTCCTGAAAACTACGCGACGATCTGGGCAACCGCAGGCAGAACAACGAAAATCACGTGACCGCCGACCGTGCCGACCGGCTCCAGCGGGCTGATTGCCACGATGAGCACCGCTGCGCTCGCGCCTGTTTTGTTCGTGTCTACATACCAGAACGCGTTGCCGCTGTCTTTCGTGAGTCCGAAAATCAAACCGACTTGCGCGTTGCTGGTAGCAACTGGCGTCACCGTTGCAGACGTTCCGAGCTTGCCGATGAACCGAGTTGTCGGTGCTGCGATGTTGTAGCGGATGAATCCGTCCGACGTTGGAACCATCGGCGGAGTGATGACCGCGAGCGGTTGATTGGCATTCGCTGCGTAGTTTCCAATCACGGAACCAGGGCCGAGCACCGGCGAAAATGGTTGCGGTGCGCCCGCTCCGGTCGTGCCAAGATTGGCCGCGTTTTCTGCCGCGAACCCTGCGATACCGCGCACCAAAGTGGTGCCGTCCCACGCGGCCACGCCGCCGTCCGCCGCGCCGACGCCGGTCATCTGGATTTGAACTGGCGTGCCTTCAACGAATGTTTGGCCCGCCTCTTCGACTTGGTAGCCTTCGGGAAATGAGATAGCTCCGCCAAGGTCCTGCGTTGGCTCGATTGCATCCGCGAAGTTCGCCATGTGTTTATTTCTCCTTGGGAATGCGAGCTACTGAGGCGTTGCCCCTGATTTCTCCGGTGAGCAGTTCTTGCGCAGCATCGCTGACTACTGCTCGTGAGCGCATCTCTTCGCTGTCCACGACTTGGGTGTTCAACTCTGGCGACATGTTGCCAATGCCCATTGGCCCGGTATCTTGCCGACGCGGGTTGATGAGATCGAGTGCCGCTAGGTTTTGCGCTTTGCGAATTTCTTTCCAGCGTTGCACGGGGATTTTCATCAAGCGGCGGTCGCCGGAACGAATCTCGTTTTCGTTTTTTACGTTGTCTTTGGAATACATCTCTACGTCTTTGGTCGTGGCGTACTGCCATCCCGCTGCACGTAGTTGCTCGACGCGTTCGTGTCGCGCATCGCTGCCGCAGCGGTCGAACGCGAGGTAGTACACGTACTCTTTGTTGAGTACCGTCTTGATACGTCCAGATTCGGGAAGATGCAGCGGGCGAGCGGCGATTGACGGGCTGAGCAAGTCGCGGAGTTCTTCGTTCCACTGCGACGGCGGGATACCATCCGGTCCGAGGATTTGCTTGAGCGTGTTCGGCGGAACGGCGGGATCAAATTGCGGTTGCGCCATCAGACGAGCCCTTTCTTCACGTTCTCAGAAAATTTCTTCGGGTCGATGTCGAGCGCGCGCATCTGCTCTGCGACGCTCCAAGTTTTCACACTGCCATCGGGTTTCGTTTGGTGCCACACGAGCGACGGATCGGAGAGCGGGCCTTCTTGCTCGGTTGTGCCCGTGCCTTTGTCTTCGAGGAAGAAAGTTCCGTTGCTATCGCGCCGCAAGCCGGAAGTTTTTACTTCACGTGCGATCAGGATATTCACGATGTTGTCGCATACCGCTGCGTAATCCGGTTTGGCTTTGGTCGGAAAATCTACGCTCGCAAACCACTCTTTCACTTTCGGAATCAAGTGGGACCATTGCGACGGAATGCTGGAAATGCATTCGCTCTCGGTGAGGCGCGCGTTGGTTTGAATCGCGACGGCGAGGCTGGCTTGCGTGGCGTTGTGCTGCTTTTCTTCGGCGGTGAGTTCGCGCGGCGTGCCGTCTTCGTTCGTCGGTCCCTTGCGCTCGGGCGGTTTTGTTGCTTCGGCCTTGATGCCTTCCCACTCGGTTTTCAATCCGCTGAGTTCGTCACGCAGCGGCTTCATGCGTTCATCAACAGCCGCACCGAACCGCTCGACGAGCGCGTCCATCTCCGCCTTGCTCTGCTCTTCGGGAGTTTTGCCATCAGGCTGTTTGTGTTTGTCGAACCAACCCATCGGTACCGGAACCTCTGGAGCGAGAGAGTAACCCAGTCGTACTAGAACTTGTCAAGGGAATATTTTCACGATCTTTCAGAAACGCGTCCCACCACTCCCGCGTCACTACCAAACGGCGGCCCGTTGCGAGCCGCAAAAACTTCCAGTGGTGAATCCTTAGCGGCTGATGTGAAGTCATCGGCGACTCCGTTTCCACTCCTGCAACTCTTTGGGCAAGTCGCGCATTCTTTCGAGTACAGCGATCTGTCCTCTGCAAAAGTTTGTGAGTTCCATAGTTGGCGTGTTGTGTATCACGTCATACTCCAGCGCTTGGCGGAGCGCCTCCAGGTCCGCTAGGAGGTCCGCCCATGCCGGGTTCTGCACCAGGGACGAGGCCCGGTCGGGGTTGGCGAATAGCTTGGGCCATCGCACTGAGTCGGTCTGCGGGTTGCTGCTGCGCTGGTCCGGGTTGCGCTTTGGCATTGAGTTCCTCGGGAAATTCGATGTTAGCTACAAACTCCTCCGGTTGGTCGGTGATTTGAAAATCACGGACGATCTGCTGCATAAGCCGCATTTTCCCTTTGGCCGTTTCGATGAGCCACTTTTTGTAAAACTCTGGGAGTCCCTGATTCTGCACTGCCTGAATCGCGCTGGACATGGATTTCATGTAGCCGTCGAGCGCTTGATTCAACAGCAATTCGTTTTGCTTGGTGACTTCGCGGTTGGCGCTCGCGGTTGTGGAGCGAATGGGAATCCGTACTTTGCGTTCAAGAAAATCTGCCAGCGCTTCGTCCAGCAACTTGTCGTCGAGCCCGAACATAGAACCTTTGCCGCCGAGTCCCATCGCTCCGTACATGTCCGTGAGCAGCGAAATAAGTTTTACGTGCGAGTGCCGAAAATCCGACGTGCGATGATTGTTGCGCGAGTTCCCCTCTTGCAACACCGCCATTGTGCCCATGCTTCCGAACTGGCCTTTCTTGTTGGTGGTGCCTGGTCCCATTGCTCCGAGTGGTGGACCGACTCCGAATCTTTCGCGCGCTTGCTGAATCATGGCTTGCTCGTTCGCCATTGACAGTTGACCGGCATCCACATTGCCCACCGAGTAATGCTCAAACTCTCCGTTGCCGAACGGTAGCGTTGCGCCCGGAAAAACTTTCATGTTCTTGTCGATGTTTTTGTTTTGCGGCGAGAGCCGGTTGAGTCCGAGCATCATCCACGTGGTTGCATCGTTGCGCTGATTCTTCGCCGTGCTGATTTCATCTTGGAAGTATTGCCCCATGTCCGCGTAGCCGCGCCCGTTCATGCCAAACTCGCCAAGCGACAGCCGCGTGCGAATCAACGGAATCTGATTTTCAGGTATGAAATTGAAAACCTGATTCAGCATGGTTTTCGTTTCAAAATGGAACCAGGCGATAAGTCGAAACTTTCGCGGGCCGACGTACCAGTAAAAATAGCACTCGTGAATATCCCACTCCGCGAGGATGCGGTCCTCGGTGGACACCACGCCTTTCTTTTGGTTCTCGCGCTTGCGGATTTCTCCGGGTCCGTAGCGGTCTGGCTTGCCTAATATTTTTTCCACATCGGCTTTGCGATAGTGGCCTTTGAACACTCGCTCTTGTAAGTCGCGGCGGTTGAGTGTCACCTTGCGTGACAAGAAAACAGAATCTTCTGGCGTGTTCGCGTCCGGGTCGTAGAGCACATCCTCGAATCGCAGGTTGACTACTTTCGGCCCTTCGTAGAGCGTTTCGTTCTCGAATTTTTTTCGCTTGCCTACTTTGTCGTAGCCGACGTAAATCGCTTCGACGCGCTTCTCGGGTGCCACGCATACCCACGCAGTTCCGAGGTCGGTGCTGTCGTGGAACCAAAGATTTTCCACGCGATACAAGTCGAGTTCTTTTGGTTCGTATGCAACGTGGTCGATGAACGTTTCGAGTAGTCGAGCCTTGCGAGAGTTATTCGCGGCATCGTCGGAATCTTTGGCTTGCGTGAAGTAGCGGTAGTTGATTATCGGCGCGATGGCCCAGACGAGCTGCATCACGCGAGCGGAAAGTTCATCGCTTGATTCGCCGATGATCGGGTGCACCAAGTTGCTGCAATTCTCGAACGGCCAGGATTTATTTTCTTCGCGCGGCTTGCCACTCGCGAGGCGTCGCCACTCTGGGACTTTGTGCTTGTGTAGGTTTTCGAGTTGTTTCGTGCGTGCGTCGATCTGCTCATACACCCACTTGCAAATCTCTGCGTCTGTCGATTCGCCGAAGGAAGCCTCACGCATTTCAAAGTTGCGCGCGGTGCGGTAAGACAGTTTTGGTTTTGGCTCAGGAGTCGGCGCGATCTGCGGGAGTTGCGGAACTGCGGTTGCCATGACGCGCTACTCTAGCACAAGTTGAGCCGCAACCCATTCGCGCATTCGAGTCCATCGCTGCTCTGGAGTGTTGTGCCTCCAGTCACCATCGTCGTTCTCGAAAGCAATCTCTGCCGCCATCGCCGGACTGATTCCGAAAAATCCTGCAACTTGGGCGCGGTCCTCCGGGTCGATGTTGGACATGTCGAGGCCGCGCTTTAAGCCAACACAACCCATCGCGCATACTTCGCCGTGAGACTCAAGTTGCTCGGCGATGAGCCGCTTATTCGGCATCGTGTCTAGCGCTTCGAGCATCTCACGCAAAAATGCCTGACCGCGTTTTCCACGAATGGCGCTCTTTACCGCGCCTCGCCAGCGAATTAATTCCCACTGCTCACAATCGTCGTTGTAACCCGAACGGCTCATGGTCAGTACCCTCCTGCTCCGACGTTTCGGTTTCTGAAAGCCTCATTCTGCGCTGCAACCCATTCGAGCGTGTCTCGTCGTCGCACGTTGTCGAGCGTAACAGGTACTTGCGCGAGCGTGTCGAGCACGTCCAGCGTGCCAGCGGGGTACGTTTCGTACTCGGAGAAAAATTCTTTGAAACTCGGATGGCACCAAAACTGTTTGGCTTTGAAAAGAGTTTGCAGCGCTTCGATGCGGTTCGCTTGTCCGCTCTCGGAGTCGTCGCTGTCTAGTTCGATCACGTTGAGCATTTGTTTTTTGTCGCGGCGGTTGCGCTCGTCCAGATAGAACTTCAAACTCTGCGCAGCGTTCCTGCTCAGATAAAACTCGCTGAGTCCCATTGGTCCCGCCATTTTGTACACGATGTCCAGCACGTCCCCATACAAAAACTTTCCGACTTCGAGCCGCAGCAAATAAATATTATCCTTTTCGCTGTCGTACCCGGCCACGAGGACCACGTGGTTCACACGCCGATGCTTCTTTGCGTCCGCGAGGCTCACGATCATGCGTTTGTGCAGCACGCCCGCGTTGATGTCAGGTAGAACTTTGCCGCCGTACACGTAGTGTTTTAGCAGCAAGTAGTTTCGCGGGTCGCTCTTGTCGAGTCCGGGCATCGCTTCGCGGCATTCGTACTTGCGAATCCAATCCGGTTTGAACAAGCACTCCTCTGGGAGTACCGTCTTGTTACGGTAGAAGTGCAGGTAATCGTAGCTGGAGCCGTTGTGCGAGAGAGTTTCTTTTTCTTTTTGCAACCGCTCCATCGTCCACTCTTCGGGGAAGATGGGCACGCCGTGCTCGGGATGAATTGCGCAGCATCCGCCTTCGGCGTCGTGTGTTTCGATTTTGAATTCGGGATGGTTAGCGCGGATTTTTGAGTTGAGGTCTGCGTGGCCCCAACGGTTGCCGATGACGAGCTGCCGGCCGATTCCTGACTTTGTGAACGCGACGGGATCGAATCGCGTTGTTGTTTGTTTCCACCAGCGGTACACGTCGTCCATGATTGAGCCGTCACCGTTGAGCATATTGAACTGCGCGGTTTTTCCAACTGAGTCGTCGTTGATGATTCCACTCACGTGCACGCCTTGCAAGGCTTGGCCCACGCTGCGAAACTCATACGTCGAAGTCGTGAGGTCGCTCGGTCGTGTGCGGTCGCGTTGGTGCATTTTGCTGTGATTGTTCCAGGTTGTTTCGCTGTCGGGAATTACATCTGAGAACGCAAACCGGAACACGTCGTTGTGCAAATAGTGGTCGTCAATCGCTTTGCTCATGGAGACTACACGCATCGCGGTTTCGTGCGTGACCAGTGTGCGTGCGTTTTGGTCATGCGCTACTTTCATCCACCGAATCCACTCGTTGTCATATCCGAGCCCGCGCATGAGCTGCTCATCCCGCTCGGTGAACGACAGCGCCCACCACATCGAAAGGGCTTCGACACCGATTGTCGTTTTGAAATGCGACATGGGAATCTCGAACACCAGATGCAGGTCCTCGGTCTCCAGCGTCGAGCACATGTGCCAGTGAAGTTTTGCAAGCCGATGTTTTTTCAAAACGTACGACGTGAAAAAGAAAAGCGAGCCTAGCGAGTTGAGTCGGATCGCGTCGCGGTACGATACTGGGTCGTCACGCGGGATCGGAAGTGCCGTCCAGTTCATCACTGATCTTTGTACGGCAGAGGTTTCACCGCCCTAGGAGCCTCGCCGGGTTCAAATCGAAATGTTCGGATATTGAATCTACATTCCGTCATGCCCATTCGTCCGTCTCGACTTTTCAGAATAAATACGCGCGCCTCTGTTTCTTCGCCAGTCAAGTCCTGAACGTACGGTCGGTCCACATAGAGAATTATGTTCGCGTGCTTCGACTTTGCGCCTGATCCATACAAACGCTGGAGTGTCGGATGTTCTCTGTCTTTAGCGTCGAGGCTCTTACGCAACTGAGAAACAATTATCACCGGGATGCGCAACTCCATCGCAAGCGCCTTGAGCGAACGTATAAGAATGCGCTGCTGGTCCCATTCGTCTTTTCCTTGAACTTCTACCAACTCATCGTAGTCTACGATGATTCCGCCGAGTTCGTTTTTTGATCCCATCGTCCGAGCTGCAAGGCGAATGCGAGCAAGCGAGAGTTCACCGTCAAGAATGCGACAAGTTTTGCATTGACGGCCAGTAGCCTCAACCAACTCCGTCGTATCGTGGTCGCTGAGAAATTCAGGATGCCTAATTTTTGAATACTCGACGCGAGAATCAGAGCAGAGCACGCGGGCCATGAGGTGCTCTGCCAGCATTTCTCCCGAGCAATAGAGTACGTGGTGCCCCGATTCGCAAGCTGTGCGACCGATCTGGAGCGCGAAGAAAGTTTTCCCGACGCCCGTCTCCGCCGTGATGATTCCTATTTCTCCTGAGCGGAATCCTCCACAACGCTCGTCTACTTCACCGATACCCGTATTTATCTTGATGAACTTTTTTTCCCAAAGATCACTGAGTAGAGAAATGGCCGCGTCACGATTGGTTTGCCCGCGATCTTCGGATTCCGTCAGCTTTGCAATCTGGGAAAATAATTCAATAGCTCCGTCGATGACTTGAGAAGCTGGCGCTCCGCTCGCGTCGGCCTCGTACGCGTCTGTTTCTATTTTCGATGAAGCGATGATTAAAAGCCGCATCACTCGTTTTGTTCGGACCCGTTGCGCGTAACTATCGACGCGCATCTTCATAAAAATTCCGTCAACGAGCGATGCGAGGTAAGGGATGCCGCCAACTTCGTCTACTTCTTTGGCCGCGCTGATGGTCCCTTCTAGAAATGCAAGGTCAACTGGCTTCGCGTCTTGCCAAAGTTTTTTGAGTGAACGGAAGATCACACGATGACGAGCGTCGAAAAAATCTTCTTCGGTAAGCAACTCCATGAGTTCCGCTGTTCGCTCGTTACCCATGATGATAGACCCAAGCAAAATGCGTTCGGCGTCGATGTCAATGGGCTGTCTTGGTCCTAGGGTTTGATTTTTGAAATCCTCAGTTTTTCCCATGCCGCTGAAACTCCTCCCCTTTTGGTGCCTTTAGTGAGATCGCCGTTAGAAGAACGATCTAAAGGCTTAACTTCAAAATCTTCTGAAGAGACAGCCGAAGGCACCCCGTCTATAGTCTTAATGTCTAATGTCTGACCGGACGGTTGACCGGACGGTTGACCGGACGGTTGACCGGACGGTTGCTTAGTTCTGGCCGCAACTCCGAGGGCTGACGCAGCCTTAGCTTTATTTCTCTTTTCGTTTGTGTAGTTTAGCTCTTCTTGGAATCGAGGATTGATGCCTTTGGGGAAAAAACGCTCATAAATTACCTTGACGGCGAGCTTTTCTTCTGGCGTCGCGGCTCGGGCAATACGCAAGGCGTCGGTTAACCGTCCGATAGACCGTTCGGTGTAGTATTGGTAGTCAAGTAACCGATTGTATGCGCAGTCCTCCAACCAAGAAAGATTGAGCGTATCGGCAATATAAGAACCTGGGAATCTTCTGTAAAAATCCGTTGGCCCCTCCTACAAGGGGGATACGGGGACGAAGTGTGTAGGCACCCCGGCCCCGCCTCCGCAGTCTGATAAACGGGAATAGCCCGCCCCGAAATCAGCTAGGGCAGTCTACGGCGAAGTGTGTAGGTGTCAAGAGAAAATCTGCGGGTTGTTTTGAAAATGTAACGACGCTACGCGGCGGACCCGACCGCGACACTCTTTTTCACGCGGCGTAGTTCGAGGTGTCCGCTCACTTTTGCGAGGATGTCGCTCTCTTGGATCACGCGGATTACGACTACCTCGTCCCCTGGTAATTCCAAATCGTATACGTGCCCGGAAAATGAAGTATAGATCACTGCTTCGCCGCGTTGCGCGCGTTCTACTTTGTCTCCAACGCTCACGATAGTTCCTGTCGTTGGTCTGCGCTCGCTCGCTTGCGCTACGACGATCACGCCGCCTTTGCCTTTGCAAGTTCCGCACAGTGTGCGCCCAGTCCCACGGCACCGCGTACACTTCGCGTCGTGGACAATTATGCTCTTGCCAGAGCCGTTACAACTCTCGCACACCAACTCTTCGAGCTCGGGTGACTTGATTTTCTTTTTACCAACGCAGTCAGGGCACTCGTACCCCGATCTAAATTCATCTTCCACAACCAACAGCCTATCATTGAACGCTTCCATCGTCAGCGCCCCGAGGCGCAGCACGTTGGTTTGAATCGCGGACTGCAAATCTATTTCTTGCACGAGGTCTCCTTGATAGGCTCTCGCCAATGATGCCCGCACTCCAAGCATCTAAAAATTGATTCTCCCTCTTGTTTCGGGAAGTTGCCAACAATTGAAACACCTACTTGCTTATCGCCTAAAAGCATCGGTTCCTGTTTCATTTTCGGAGAAACCCAGCAAATCTCGTTCTACCCTTGTTTTGCCGCATTCTGGGCACTTCCGAACTAGATACTCCAGTCCAAACGGATAATGCGAAACGGCATCCTTATTTTGCAGGCAGTTCACGCACAAATAACCGTCCCTGTCCTCTCGTGGTTTACCGCAATAACAACACGAGCATTCTTCTACCCAAACCTTTTTGTCCCAATGCCCATTCTTGTGATCGTGGCTGTAATCGCAGTATCGGATGCGGTAACCGTCCGCCGAATCCGCAAGTTGCTTTTTAAGGAGAGCAGCTATCTCAATCAAATCATCCGGCTGCCTAAACATGTGACCGGAAAACACGCGAACGCAATGTTCGGATTTGTGGCAGCTTATGTGAATTTCAAAACCACAGACCGAGAAGTGTGAGCATCTGCACCCATCGCCTCCGCCAAGTTGATAAAATCCATATCTTTCAATGAGTTCAAGGCACCCGGCTTTATTGGGATTCCTGTAGCCAGGCAATTCTATCTGTTCTCTTTGATAGCTCATTTTTTGGCTCGTTTCGGGAACGCCTATCGTTGCGTTAAAGCATACAAAATTAAAAATATCCAGATCACTTTGGCGAAAGATTGCCAATCAAATTCAGGTTGTGAAGGCAGAATAGCCCAATCCGATTCTTCGATCGGTAGAGTTTGGCTCGCGTTCAGTCCGTATTGAAAGAGTCGAGAGTTCACTTTTTTGCTCGTTTCGGGAACCCACCAAGCGGTATGTCGTTCCTGCGGCGGTAGTCGGAGCAGGACGCGCACATGCACGTAAGTCGGTTCGACTTCGCGGTGTGCACAGAATTGTTACCAGAGGCTTCTCGTACCTCTGGAGTGGGCGTGTGATTCCCAACGGCGGGTGACAATCCCGCGACATCCTTACAATTCTCAAACGGCCAAGTTTTATGCGTGACTCTTGGCAGCTCAATCTCGCGCATCAATACTTCCCGTGCCCACGCGATCAGCACGCGGCCTTCTAGCTTGGCTCGCGTAGTCAACGCGTTTAAGTCCGTCCGGTCCAGGTAGATGACCAGTCGCGCTCGATCTTCAAATTGCTTGCGCATGTAGCACACATCATATAGGATGTAGCACCGATGTCAACCGAGCATCTGATTTTGCGACCGACAGTCTGGTGCGACCGCTGCCCGCTCGCGCTGTTCTACTCACGGCTAGACGACGAGGAAGAGATTCTGTATCACCCGAAATCGAAGTGCATCCGATCTGAGCAGAAGTTCAAGCGGCAGACGATTGAGTTGGAGAGAATCGACGAATGAACAAACTTATTTTACTTTTGGCCTGTTTCGTGACGATAGCGATGGGACAGGAGCCGCGCACGCCGTCGCCGGTCACGTTCGCCACTGCATCCATAGGACACCCGCTTGTCGAATGCGCAAGCCTCAATGGGCCAATCGGGCCGCTGAAAGACTGCCATCTCATGAATGGGGCAACGCTTGACGACCTGGCTAACGAAATTTCCAAAGAGCAGCAACGTATGCGCAGCGAATACGCCAAGATGAGCGAGCGCTACTTTCGTTGTTCTGGAGTTTTTAAAGAAGTTCCGGCGACAAAATGAGTTTGATGAGTTGCATTTTATCGGACTACTGGTATTTGTTCGGTGACGACGATGCACCGATCTGGCACTGACGATGCCCGAGCATTACACGAAAAATACTTTGGAGTGCACCGCTTGGTGCGCGAAATGTCAGGACTATACGCAACACCGCGTTGACGACGGGAGGCGAGGGCCATGCCTAAACGTTCACAAGGTAAGCAAGTCTCAGATGGAGAAGCAAAAACGGAAGGAAGCGCAGAAGCTCCGCGAGCGACAAAATCCAACGCTGTTTTGAGAGAAGAGGAAAGAATAGAAAACGCTCGCGCTCTCGACGTAGCTGCTGGAGTCGCTAGCGTTAAAACGGTTCAACGCGACGAAGTAACGCGGCCAGCGAACGCTACCGCGCACGTAAAGGCGGACACCAGAGAGAAGCGCCTATACGAGATCGCCCGCGCTTGCACAGGGAATCTGAACGACGCCTTCTTTGACGAGTTCCCCGACAGGCAGGAAATCTTAGATTTGGCGCTTGACATCTCGACACGCTTGCTCACTGTGGCAATCTTGAACGGCGATGTGCCGCCGACGCAGCGGATTTCCGCTATGCGCCTAGTAGCCGCGTTGAACGGCAGACAGTTACCTCCAGCCGAAGACGGGGAGCCGACGAAGGTATGGACTGCGCCACCGCTCACGATTCCGACCGGCGCAACCGATGACGTGCAACGTTCCCTCGATAAAATACGCGAATTGTCCAAGTCTGCATAAAAGATACCGCAACCCACCCGTATATGAATGGTAAAACAACGCAAGTAACGTCACGTCTTAGTAACATTTTAGGCGTGTATGGTCAAATAGTACACACACCAATCAGTAACAGTATTACTCAAGAATAAACGGTTAGTACCATCTCTTTCATTAGTACCTCTTAAAGCTTTTTCATGCCAAACCAGAACTTTTCTTTATTTCTGAAATTTC